CAAACGCCACTAGCGCCGGTGGCTTGAGAAGTTCCAGCTGTGTGAATCTTTACATTTCTTAATTCATTCCCTTCTAAGGAAATATTACTTAACTATTTAATTGCCATTTGTTAACTGGTTATTGTTAGTTGGTATAGTTGGCAATCCACTTAAGCTAGAATAAGCACCATCAAATAAAGAAGGCTTATTTAGTATTAAAGCATCACCACTAGTAGCGTTCCAATCAGACTGTACGTTTTGTTCAGCATTACTTGGAGCTAAAGTTAAATCATTATTAAATCCACTAAGATTTAAATCAGATTGAGTTCCACCAATTTCATCAAAATCAACACTAGATATATAATTATTACCGTTAGTTAATTGATTGTTATTAGTAGGTATAGTTGGAGTACCAGTTAATTGACTGTACCCTATTGTTAAAGCAGCTTCATGTGCAGTTACTTCAGCTTCAGTAGGAGTATAATCTTTAATGTATCCCATTGCAGCTATATCAGCATCAGATAATTGAGTATCATTATCAGGAAGGTTATCTATTAAGTCTTTTAAGACTTTACCTTGAGCAGCAGATAAACCTTCTGTAGTAGAAGTACTTGTTAAAGTATTGTTTACTGTAATACCATCTAAAAATGCAGACATATCAATAGTGAAAGTAGAAGCATCATCTCTTGTGAATGTTGCAACACCTGTAGAACTATTAATAGAACCAGAAGTTAATCTAGCTAAGTTACTATCATCTAAGTATAAAGATAAATCAATATCAGTATCATTTCCATTTTCATCAGTATAAGTAAGTGTGTTTGCAGATAATCCTAAACTTGTTACAGTTTCAGAAGGTACAGAACCAACTTGACTTGTTACGAAATCATAAATCTGGTCAGCAGTTGCTAATCCAGTACCACCGTCAGCGATAGCAGCAGTAACTACATCTACAGTTGGAGCAGTAGCAGTACCACCAATAGTTAATACATTTGTATTAGCTGAAGATAATGATTCTAAATCACCATTTACAGAATACCAAGAAGAACCATTGTTAACCATTAATTTGTTGGTTGAGGTATCATACCATAATCCACCAGCTCCGTTTGCTGGAGAAGTTCCAGCTGGGTGAATCTTTACATTTTGTAATTCATTCCCTTCTAAGGAAATATTACTTAAATATTTAATTGCCATTTGTTAATTGTTTTTAAATTATTATATATATATATTATGTTAATTCATGTATGCTTTGCCACTAAATGCAGCAGTAAATGTAATAGTTAAATTATTAGCATCTACATATTGAACATCTCCTACTACAACATTCTTGCTAGAATCTATAACTGATATAGATGGAAATTTAGCTAAGTTATGATTTACATACCATGTAGAAGAAGCAGATGATTGATTATGAGTATAATGTTTATCTCCACCACCATAAGTATTTACATCTATTAATGTATACTCATCTTCAGATAAATCATCAGCAACAAAAGTAAATTGTCCTGTAGAATCTACCTCTTCACCTTCAACTGACATCTTGTCTCTAAATAACATTCTGTTAGTACTGTCTGTTACAGTTAAAAGGAATCTTTGACCATCTAAAAGAGTTATATCATTTATAGTATAAGTTATAGAAACGTTATTGCTTCCATAATCTAAACTATCAGCAACATAAGTAGTTGCATCTTCCTGACCTTCTCTTAATAGTGTGATAGTCAAATCGCTAGGTGCGTATGTAGTGTTTGTCCTTAGTATTGCCTTGAATACTTGTATGGATTCTGTATTAGTTATAATCATAGTATTATAACGCTAAATATGCGTTTTTGTTTTAGTTTGATATAGAGCAAAAAAAAGAGCTACCTCAGAAGAGATAGCCCTATTTTATTGTCTTAAATCTGTTAGTAGATATTAAGCACCTTCAGTTACAACGAAACCGTCAACAGCACCCATAAGTGCAGAGTCAATGTAGTTAGATAAGTTAACTTCTTTACCTTCAAAAGATAAATTGTAACCATTTAAGTCTCCCATTGCACCACCTGTAGAAGTTGATACAGATACTTCAACTCCATTCTTAGCACCAGCTAATCTGAAGTTTCCGTTGTGGTCCTCGATAATTACGTGAGGTCTACCGTAACTTAGTAAAGTTAATTCTGCTTGAGTAGCAGCGTCTTGTACTTTAAGTACTAATGCTCCAGTTTGAGTAAAGAACGAAGTTCCATTATCTCTACTGTTTTCATTAGCTTCCTCAAAAGTATTATTGTCACCCTTTAATTCGTATTTGAATACGTCAGTTGCAGCATTTAAACCAGTCATTAATTCACCAGTAAAAGTTGCACCAGATAAAAGAGTTCCATCATAGTTTATGAAGTAAACAGCTTTCAAACCACCTACAGAGGTTTTACATGCTTCTTTACGTCCTAATGTGATATCACAGCTCATATTATTTATGTATTGTATAATATAACACCCCCTATATTAAAGAGGGTGCATATTAAAGATTAATTATTATTTAAGATTATGCGTAAAGTACTACCTCAGCTCCGATTGCGTATTGAACAGCAGCAGTAAATCTGATTACTATTCTTACGTTTTGAGAACCATCGATATCAGCCATATCAATAACTTTTACTTCATTCATATCAGACATAAGTCCAGTACCGAAGAATAAGTTTGATTTTTCAGCAGCTACCATTTTGTTAGCTGGCATACCGTTACATACCAAAAGTCTAGTTCCTTCAAAGTCCATTTGAGTTTGACCTACATGGTATAAATCTTTGTAACCTAAAGCAGCTTGAGCTCTTACGTAAGCTCTTGCAGTAGATTGAGAAATGTATATAGATAATTCATCATTACCATATAATTCAGCTGGTATAGCATCAATAACTTTACCTAACTCATCGATTACATTAGAAGCGTCAATTACTCCAGCAGCAACTGGTATAACGTCTCCGTCAGCAGCAAATAATTCTAATAATCCAGCGTACTCACCAGCGTTAGCGTCAGCACCATTCCAGATATTTTGTTCGTTCTTTGCAGCAACTTTAGCAACAACGTGTGCTAAAAGGTAATCTTGAAAAGACTTTGGTAAGTTATCATGAGCAGACATACCCATAGAGATAGCATCCCAATCAGAACGGAAATCTTTCTTACATAAAGCAAGGTTTACTTGAAATTCTTTAGGCTCGATAGTTCTTTCAGTAAGAGTTACAGAAGAAGTTGCATCGAAATCACAAGAACCATCAGCGATTAAATCACCAGTTTCTAATTTTCTTAATACTTGTTTAAATTTAATGTTTGGTTTAACTTCCATTCCACCTTTTTCGATAGTGTTAGAAGATAATAATGCAGCAGAGATAAAACTAGCAGCTTTTTCTCCAGCATAAGTAGTTGTAATACTTGTAGTAGTTGCCATAATTTAGCGTTTTTGTTTAATTGTTATTTATTATTAATTATTTCCGAATAGTTTATTCCACACTACATCTTTAGTGCTTGTACCTCTATTCATTGGTACGTTTAATGATAATGGAGCTTTAGATACTTCAGCTTCTGGAGATACAGCAATAACTGCTTCTTCAGCTTCTACAGCTTCTTTAACTTCAATTTCTTCAGCAGATAACTGTTGAGGAACATCTTTCTTTGGATTCATGTTATTTAACATATCAGCCAATGCAGATATCTCAGCACTTAACTTACCTAAATCTTCTTTAGATGCGTATTCTGGTTTAGCAGCTTCAACTTCTGGTGCTTCCTCTACAGGTGCTTCCTCAGCAAGTTCAACTTCTACCTCTTCAGATACTTCTTCAGATAATTCAACTTCAGCTTCAGCTTCAACTTCAGGAGCATCTTCTTCAGATACTTCTTCTTCGATAACTTCTTCCTCAGTTACTTCAATTTCTGATACTTCTTCGTTTAATTCTAAAGTCTCTACGTTGTCCTCTTGAGACACCTCAATAGCTGTATCTTGTACTGCTTCTTCTAGTAATACTTCTTCCTTAACCTCAGGAGTAACAGTTGATAACAAAACTTCTTTGAATTTTGCTATGATTTCTGTTGCTTTCATATTAATTAATTTTATAGTTAATATAACGTAAAAGGGGTAAAAGTGTTTGGTTTTCACCCCTATACATTATTAATTGTTTTTATATACTATTTGAGATTGTACTATCTCTCCTGTATAGTGTTTATATTCCATAACAATAACACCTTTCTCTATATTATTAAAGGCGAAGTTAGCACTCATTTGTCCGTATAAAGGTAGATACATAAATCTAGACTCAACAACTTTATGAGGGAAACTAGCAGTTTGTCCACCTATCGTAAATGAAGTTGGCTTTGTAGTTACTTCTAAGTTATCAGTATGTATATATCTTATGTTATGAGTACCTTTATTATAATTATGTATATACTGACCAGCAGCATCTCCATTACCAGTTCTAAAATCTAACCATACATTTTTCTCGTCAGAATTAAAACTAGAAGTAACTGAGTAATTATCATTAAGTTTATCTTGTGCATCTGCAACAGCATCAGCAAAAGTGTTATGAGTAATTAAACCACCAGTATCAGGTTCACCTATCCACTCAGTACCTTCTACTATTAATGAATCGTGAGTAGTATTTCCTGTTAAAACTATATTACTACTCCATCTATTAGTATAAGAGAATTCTAACCATCCTTCACGTCCTGTTCTCCATTCGTAATAATGAGTAACTATACCAGCAGTAACTTTACATATCATGTACTTATCGTTAGAATCTTTATGTATAAACCAATATCTATTAGCTCTACCATTAGTAGTACCATCAGCTAACTTAGTTCCATTAGCATCAGCATATATACTATCTCCTACAGATATACTTTCTTGGTCATTACCTAAATAAACAGTATCATCAAACCTATTAAGGAATCTATTAAGAGCACCATTATTATAAAATTCAGGTTCTAGAGTTCTAGCAACAACACCTTCATTAGTTAATCTATCTGCCATAAATTGTCTACTAGCTTTGTCAGCTATATCATGGTCATATCCATATCTATATCTAACATAACCATTCATACCATCAGCTAATCCATATTGATTATAAGAAGGTGAAGTACCTATAGCAGTAGGATGAACTGTAAGGAAATTATCCACACTTAATGGAGTATAATTCTCAGCAGTAGTAAATGTACCAAATTGAGTATGGTCTACAGTATATTCACTGAATATATTGCTTCCAATAACATTAAGAGTACCACCTAAAGAGTGAGCTTCACCATAACCATCATTATTTGAATCATACTTAGTATAACTAGTGTTATATTCAAAATCATTAGTTCCACCAGTATCAAATCCACCATTACCTGTATTACTATCAATAGTAGTACCTGTATTGTTATTTGTTATTTGAACTTCACCTGTAGTGCCTAATAAGTTACCAATACCTTGATTTATTAACCATCCTTTATTATTTTTTCTAGAGTACTTTCCGTTAGCACCCAGAGTAGCCCTTCTCCCATCCGTAGGAGAAGTTCTACTATAAGTTTTATGTCCCATATTAAATATTTATTATGTTAATCCAGCTATGTTCACAGTTTCAATATCATTAGATACCATACTGTTTAGTTGTAGCTTAGTATAGTTTTGGTTTGTTGGTTGAACAATATTTCTCATACCGTTAGCATAAGAATCATAAGTACCGTCTCCCATTAACCATATCTGAGTTGACGTAGCTTCATTTGTACCATTAGCTTGGAAAATGTACTGAGCGTACTGAGAATTAGAGTATCTGTACTCTACTCCTACCTTAAAGTTCTGTAACCACTTCTGAGGGTCAGTAATCATCTTCTCAATCTGATTCTCGCTAGGCATATTTCTATCTCCAACAAGAGTAGTTACGACCATACTTGCTACTTTACCGTGGAAGTTTCTATTACCTGAACGACCACCAATAGTTAAATAACCAGTAACTGCTCTATCCATTCTAACTCCAGTTGAACCTAATCCCCAGTTAGTCGTATTACTAAGGTTATGAGACAAAGTTCCAAAGTTACCATTGGTTTCCGTCATATAACGAATATCAAAAGCATTTGCTAAGTTAGTT